AATTAAGGTCTATGAGGCCAACATCGGCGACTTAAAAATTCGCAATACAGATATAGACAAAATCATCATGCAACTTGACGGCATGGGTCATCAGGCGCGGAGAGATGGTAACGACCAATTAGCGGAGACTTACTTCCAAGCGGCGCACCATTGGATTTGCGTTAAGAGCGGGGCAGATCGTCATGTCTGATTATTTATCGCAATTTTTGGCCGCGCTTGATGCTGCGGGATTGCCAGCTGTTAACTCAAGAGAGATACAGCATACAGGCGGATCTTGGAAGCCATACCAAACGATTGGTGATAAAGGTGGTAAGAAATCTTGTGGCTATCGCTTGACGATCGATCTTGACAGCGCAGTTGGGCAGTATAGAAGCTACAAGGACAGCGATATATTTACGTGGTATCCAGAGGCCGCAGAAAAAGAAACGCCTGAACAAAAAGCCGAGCGCATGAAACGCCGTGCTGCGGACAAAGCTGCGTTTGATAAGAAACAGGCCGAGGATTACGCCAAGGCCGCGGCAGAGGCAAAAGTAGAGTGGAACGCTGCGCAGCCAGCAATCGAACACCCATACCTTAACAAAAAGGGAGTACAGCCACACGGGGCGAGGATCAACACAGAGGGGCTTCTGATTTTAAAGGTATGCGACATAGCCGGAAAGATCACAAGCCTTCAGCGCATAGATAAAACGGGCAAGGATAAGCGTTTTATGTACGGGGGAAAAACAGAGGGTGGGTTTTATCCGATTGCTGATAAGGGCGATGATCCTAGCGTCATATTTATCTGCGAAGGGTTCGCAACTGGTGCAAGCATTCGCGAAGCAACGGGTAAACCTGTTGTTGTGGCGTTTAATGCGGGCAACCTATCTGCAGTCGCTCAAGCGTATAGAGCGAAGCGGCCTGACGCTGATATCATCATTGCCGCTGACAGCGACATTTTTACTTTTAAAAACCCTAAGCCGGTTGAGGCGCAGGACGTTGATAGGGATGATGTTTCTGGTGATGACCAGCGTTGGTTTGAATGGCGAGAGAAAGGTTATTTATACAACGTCGGTATAGACAAGGCACAAACTGCAGCGATGAAGGTAAAGGGGCGCGTCATATGGCCTGAATTTGACGCAGCTGATTTAAAGAGCAAGCCAACAGATTGGAATGATTATCACTCCATATATGGGCTTGCGCGACTAAGTGCTATATTTAAGAATTTATTTGAAAAGCAGCCAATCCCAGTAGACAAAGACGAAAGGCAAGCTGCACCATTAGAGGCCTATGAAAACGAGTTTACCTTGATGGGCGACTTTGGTTTGCCGTTTAAAATTCTTGGGTTCAATGAGGGGAAATATTTTTATATCCCGTTTATGCAACGCCAGATCGTTTCGTTTACTGCGTCCAGCCACTCAATAAATAATTTGTTGCAGCTTGCCGGCCTCACAAGCCTTGAATCATTATTTAGCCATGTGCCAAGGAACCAGATCCCCACATTAATAGCCGATAAATTTATGACAGAAGCCCACAAGCGTGGTGTTTTTTATGAGTCGGATAGTGTTCGCGGCTCTGGCCTATGGCCTGATAGCCAAGGCAGGTTGATATACAACAACGGGCAGAAGTTATTTGTGAATGGTGAGGAGAAGCAATGGCAGAACATAAAGACAAAATATGTTTACGTTTCCTCTCCCAAAATGCCCCTTCCGGCAGAGCCGCTTGATATTACTGCCCGCAATCGGTTTTTAAAGATTTTTACTTTGTTGACTTGGGAAAACGCGCTTTCTGGAATCCTTCTTGCCGGCTGGATTGCCTCTGCGCCAATGTGCGCCGCCTTCCCGTGGCGTCCTCATATATGGATCACTGGTGAAGCACGTTCCGGCAAGTCCACAATCGTTGAGTGGATAAGGCTTGCTCTGTCTGGTGTGTCCTTAAATTTTGACGGAAGCTCAACAGAGCCAAAGATCAGGGAGGCCATGGGGTACAACGTCCAGCCCGTTATTTTTGACGAGGCGGAAAAGAAAGCAAACGATAGCGGTAATATGCCGGCAATTCTCGAGCTTGCGCGGTTAGCATCGCGGGGCGGCGTTATCTCAAAGTACGGGCAACGCTCATTTAAGGCACAGAGTATGTTTTGCTTTGCTTCTATTAACGTGCCGATCACAAACTTTGCGGATGAAACGCGGATCACAAGGCTTAATCTAAAGAAAAATATAGCTGCCAACGCACACCAAAAATTTAAAGAGTTGCAGGCTATTGTCGAGGAAACTTTGACTGAAAATTTCTCAGCCCGATTAGTGGCAACGCTTATAGAAGAATACCCGAATATTAAGAAAAACTTTGAAACGATATATGCGTTTGCGCGTGAGAAAACTAAAGACCCGCGTGCTGCGGATCAAATATCTGTTTTGCTTTCTGGATACTGGGTTATGAAACAGGGCGGCTTAATTGAACCAGACGAGGCGAAAAACCTTGTTTACTTGCACGAATGGAATGACCACACCGCTATTGAACAGGAAACAGAGCAAGAGCGCGTTTTGCGCCACATGGCCACCAGCATGGTTCGCATACAATTAATATCCCGTGATTTAAGTATTGGCGAGCTAATTGCCTGCGCCTCTGGGCATATGCATACCATAGAAAAATCAGCGGCAAAAAATTATTTGCACGGATATTCTATCAGGGTTGAAAACGGCAGGGTTTACATCGGAAACACGAATAAAAATTTATCTGCCCTAATGCGCGGGACTGTATGGGAGGGTGGCTGGGGCAAACAGTTTGCTAATTTGCCAGGAGCAGAGAAAACACCGTCTTCAATGTACTTTGCGCCAGGGGACAAACAGCGAGCTGTTTCGCTTCCTATTAAATATTTTGTAGAAGAAAAAATACAGATCAATAATTCTGAGGATTTGTTTGTAGACGAAGAGGAGATTAGTTTTGATTAATCTATATGACCACCAGATTGACCAAGTTCAGCGGCTTAAGGACTCGCTTAAAAGCAACCGCAACGTGTTGATGCAGCTTCCCACTGGAGGGGGTAAATCCGTTCTTGCAAGTTACATGATAGCAGCCAGTCAGGCGAAGGGACGCAAGGCTTCTTTTGTCGTGCCGCGCATTGACCTGATTACACAGATGGGTAACACGTTTAATGATTTCGGCATTAGGCATAGCTTTGTTGCTCAAGAGATGCGCTTAAACCCTGCGGCGAAAACCCACATATGCAGCCTGCATACGTTGGTCAAGCGGCTAGACGCCATTAACCCTGATGTCGTCTTCCTTGATGAGGTACACTGGGGGGCCGACCTGATTGACCGCGTGATAAAAGACTGCCGTGAGAAAAACAGGTTTGTTGTTGGGTTGTCCGCTACACCAGCCATGCAGAATAACTACGGTATGGGAGACTGGTTTGATGACATGGTTCAGGGGCAGTCTATACGCTGGCTCATTGATAACAAATTCTTATCTGAATATGCGCTTGTGCAGCCTAGCGTTAAAATGCCAAAGGGTTGTCTTGGCGGCGATCCGGTGGACGAATGGGAGAAGCACGCTGGAGGCAGGCTAACCATAGGGTTCTGCCGCGATAAGGCGCATGGGTATGCTATGGAGGCGTTGTTTAATAAGTACGGTATACCCGCAGCGTTCATTGAGTCGGACACGCCAAAGGATACGCGACGTAAGCTGATAAGCGCGTTTGCCGATGGAGATATAAAGATTATTTTTAATGTATATCTGTGCCAGATGGGATTTGATTTGGCCAGCCAGATAGGGCGCAAGGTAAACGTCCGTTGTATGCTTGATTTGCAGCCCACAGGAAGTCTCACAACGCAGTTGCAGAAGAACGGTAGGGCATTACGCTATGATGATGGTGGACACGCTGTAATCATCGATTTGGCGGGCAATAGCTACCACGAAAACCATGGCCTGCCCTGCGCGGACAGAGAGTGGGTTTTGGACAGTGGAGATGTGCGGAAACGTGACGTTGAATACCGTGAGCGCACGATGAGCCTGATAACGTGCAAATCCTGCTATAAGCCGTCAAAGATTGGAAGCACGCACTGCCCTTATTGCAACGCGCGGTTTGTGGTGGATGGTAAGAAAATAAAAGAAGTTGACGGGCGGCTCGTTGTTGTCACACCGGAGATGCTCAAGGCAGAACAGCAGGCAGAGGAAAGGCTGGCTAAAACCAAGCGGCAGGAACAAGGGCAGGCACGGACGCTGGCGGATTTGCAGCGTATAGCAAAAGAGCGGGGTTATGCTGCTGGCTGGGTGCATCAAATGGCAAGAGTTAAGGGGATAAAGGCATGAGTGAAGAAATTAAAGAATTGATAATGTCAAAAGTACAGATTGACGGTGAAACAGGGTGCTGGAATTGGACGGGTGCTCTTTATAGTTGGGGCGCTCCTCGTTTGCGAGTTGGAAAAAAACCTACAAATATCAAGAAGTATTTATTTGGTATTTATTACGGCGAGGTTTTTGACATGAATATCCAAATGACTATGTCGTGCAATAACAAATTATGCGTTTGCCCAGATCATATAGTTTTGATAACGGCGGGCAGTATCACTTCTGAATCCAACAAACAAAAAACACATTGCAAACAAGGACATTCGCTTGAAGGTGCCTATATATCAAAAAAAGGGCATAGGTATTGCAGAACGTGTCGAAATATTTCCTCCGCTAAAATTTATAAAAACAGAGGTAAAAAGAAAAACAATGATACCCTCTAAATTCCCCTTATTCTCCGGCTGGATCGGACATGAAGAACAAGCAAAGGTGTATATAAAACGCTTTGGGCTGACGACCGATGACGTGCGTCTGGTGCGGCGTGGGGAGCAAATAATCGTTGAATCAAAAAGGAGTATAGAGCTATGCGAGAGTCAGAAATCCTAAAGCACTGCATGATTGCTGCTGCTGAATGCGGGGCAACGGTGTTTCGGAATAACAGGGGGATGTTCCTAACGCTGGATGGAAAACGTAAGATTAGAGCAGGACTGGAGGCAGCAGGCAGCGCGGATTTGATCGGTTTTACGCATGACGGACGCTACCTAGCTATTGAGTGTAAAACTGATAAAGGCAGGCCATCGCCGGAACAGGTGAAATTCTTATCATTAGTAAATGCGGCAGGTGGGCTTGGTTTTATAGCAAGATCCGCAGAAGATGTAAAAAAAGAATTGACAAATAGTTTATAAAATAATAATCTTAAGTAAAGGAGACAATCATGACATACGATAACACAAACAAAGGCGTTTTACGCAAGAACGATAAAAAAACACAAGACACGCACGCAGAGTATAGAGGCAACATCAACGTTGAAGGTGTTGAATACTGGCTTAGTGCTTGGGTTAATGAGCATGAAAATATGGGTGGCAAGTATTTTAAAATATCCGTGCAAAAGAAGGAACAAAAATAATGGCAACGACATATCACAATGTAGAGCAAGGATCTGATGAATGGCACGCATTGCGCTGCGGGATATTAACCGCGAGCGAAATCAAGCATATCATTACAGAAAAAACACTTAAACCATCCAATAACGAAAAGACACGAGCGCACGTATACGAAATTGCGGCTCAGCGTATAAGCGGGTACACAGAGCCTCAATATATTAGCGATGATATGCTAAGGGGCATGGCAGACGAAATACTGGCTATTGAACTGTACTCAGAGAAATATAGGCACGTTGATCAGGTTGGCTTTGTCACTAACAATGACCTTGGTTTTGTTATCGGCTATTCACCAGACGGCCTAATCGGTCGCAAGGAAGGTTTGGTAGAGATTAAATCGCGCTCTCAAAAATATCAGGTTCAGACGATTGCTAACGATGAAGTGCCGAGTGAGTATATGCTGCAGCTTCAAACGGGGCTGTTTGTTACTGGGCGTGAATGGCTTGACTTTATTAGCTACTGCGGCGGACTGCCTATGTACGTTAAGCGGGCATATCCTGACCCAACGTATATTGATGCGATCAAGGAGGCCGCGATTGCTTTTGAGCAAGAAGTTAATGCTGTAGTCGATAGGTACAAGGAAAATTCCAAGGGGCTACAACAGACAAAACGTAACGACGATTTTGACATTTTATAAAAGGGGAACGAACATGAGTATTATAGATTTTTCAGATACTATTATTGCAAAATCAGACCAGCTTAATGCGTCTGATATTGCAGGAAGCATAACAATCAAGATTGCCGACGCTAAGAAACTCCAAGATCCGGACCAGCCTATTCATATTTTTTATGAGGGCGGGGGTAATAAACCTTGGAAGCCGTGCAAAACCATGCGCCGTGTGATTGCCCAAGTTTGGGGTAGTAAGGTCGATCTTAAGGGTCGCTCGATAACTTTGGTGTGTGACCCCAAAGTAACATGGGGGGGCGCAGAGGTTGGCGGTATACGCCTTACGCACATGAGCCATATGGCTGGCGGTAAGCAGGTGGTATTGCCCGTTCGTGTTAGCCGCCACAAGGTTGAGAAGTACGTTGTGCTGCCTTTAGCTACGGATACAAAGCCTGTGGCGTCCATAGAGCCAGAAACCTTGCTTGACACAGACGCTCTATACGAAGCTGGCAAGGAATCTGCGCTTGGTGGTGTGGAGTCGTATTTGGCGTGGCGTAATGCGCTTGAGCCTGATGAGATTGAGGCCGTAAAATCAATGAACAAAGAACTATCAAAATTAGCAAAAGAAAGTGAGGAAAACGATGAGTTACCTATCTAGTGAAGAATTAATGGCAGCACGTAAGCGAATGGCCTTAACTAGGCGTAAGGTTGCGGCAGCTTTGGGCGTTACAGAAGGCACGCTTTATAACTGGGAGAACGGTGTAAAGAAAATCCCACCGCTTAAAATGCAGGGTATTATCTCTGCGCTTGAGGATCTGGAGGCGCAATTGTGACTTCAAAACAAGAAAAGAAAATTTGCGCGTTTGAAATTATTATGGATGGTTCTTACGAAAACACGCCTAGATTGCTAATCTACAATGATATTCCAATTGCTCGCTTTGATATCGAAGGTTTGCAGAAAAGATATGGACTTGATGGTGCGCGTGAGTTTTTGGACAAAGCAATTAATGAAATAGGGGCGGCAAATGAAAGAACCTAAACTGCAATACATAGCCTGTGATGGCGCGGCAATGGTGGTGTGGGTTGAGGAGGATGAATGCCATACAAGCGAAAAGAAATAATTGGCGATTGCACGCTTTATTTGGGCGATTGTCTTGAGGTGATGCCTACGCTTGATTCTGTAGACCACGTCATTTGCGATCCGCCCTATGAGGCATTAGTGCACGAGAATAACAAGCGTCTTTCAACTGGCCGCCAGTTGAAAGACAAAAGAAATCCGTTTACTGCTTGGAATTTTGAGGCCGTAGACGATATTAGAAAACCTTTTTGTGCTGAGGTTAAAAAAATATCTAATGGATGGTTTATTGGGTTTTGTATTATTGAAGGTGTGAAGCCATGGGAATTAGAAATAAATGAATCTGAAATGAAGTATAAAAGAGCCTGTCTATGGATAAAGCCTGACGGAATGCCTCAATTTAATGGGCAATGCCCTGGTATTGGGTACGAATGCTTTGTGAATGCGTGGGCTAGTTCTGGTCATAGCAAATGGAATGGTGGTGGAAAGCATGGCGTTTATTACTGTAACAAAGGCGACCAGCGTTATGGAGGACACCCAACTGAAAAGCCCGTTAAATTGATGGCTGAGATACTCAAAGACTTTACGAATCACAAGGAGACAATTCTCGATCCATTTATGGGTAGCGGAACCACAGGCGTTGCTTGCGTAAAGCTAGGTCGCAAATTCATAGGCATTGAGCTGGACGAGGGCTATTTTGACATTGCTTGCAAGCGCATACGTGAGGCCTATGAACAGCCGGATTTCTTTGTAGAGCCTCCTCAAAAAATAATTCAAGAGAAACTGATTTAACCCTTTACACATATGTTTAAAGTTGTTATATATTGTTTATTAAAGTTTACGGAGATAAAAAATGACTGACTTGCTCACATTCCTAGAAGAAAACACGGCAAACGATAACGTCATGCAAATACGCTATGAGGATTTCTTTGCTAACGATAACGGAGGATCATCGCCGTCATGATAGTTAAGAAAACACTCAAACGAAGTCTTGCACAGGCTTGCAGGGATGTTCTCGGTAAGATTGATGCTGAAACCGCATGGTTTATGCCAAACGAGCAGCTAACCCAGTCATTCCGCACTACGCTGCAACGCGCATCGAAGCAAACGGGCATTAAAATCACAACTAAGCGCGAGCCAGAGGGCTTGTATATTTGGAGGAAAGAATGAGTGAAAACGTAATTGAGTTTCCATTGACGGCAGTTTTTGAACGTGAAACGTTTGATGAGTGTCAAGAAAAAGCGCGAATAATAGCGAGCGAATGGGCGGCAACGGCTCCTAATTTCGATGGGTTCGGATTGGGGCTTGCTATGGCATCAGGATACGCTTTGGGCTTTATACGTGACAAGCGGCCAGAATTGTGGGAGGAAATAGGAGAGGCTTTAGAGCTAATAGCTCATGGTCATGGTATGATGCATGAGCAATCGAAATGAGCAGCTATTCAGTACGTAAATTCTTTGGGGAACAACCGCCATGGTACGTGTGCAAGCACGTGATGACGCTTGACGGGGCTGCGATGCAGACCGTTGCAAGCTTTGACACCAAAGAGGAAGCGGATAATCTCAAGCTACAACTTGACGCGCAGGGCGAGCATGACCGCAGGATACTGAAGATTGCCTTTGTAGTTGTCCTTGTGCTGGCACTGGTAGGCACTGGCGGAGTAATAACGAAATGGCTGCACGATCACTGCGCGGTCAATGTTTGTGAAGAGGATGTGGGGGGTTAACCAGCTGGCAGACCGGAAGTCTGCCCCACTCCAATTTTTGAAAGGATAGAAAATGATTAAAGTATGGGTTTTAATAATTGTCGGTATTAATTTTAACTCTGGTGTAGGGGTTACGCACCAATTTCACAGCGAAGCCGCCTGTCGAACAGCTTTATTTTCTGTCCGGGAAAACAAGAACGTGAGGGCGTATTGTGTTGAAGACGCAATTTCAGTTAAATCAGACACCGCAGTTGTTGGAGTAAAGTAAAATGAACATCACAAAAGCACAAGCCGAGATTGAACGGTTGCACGCTGAAAACAAGCGGCTGCGTCAGGCTTTGGGGGAAATTGTTACAGGGCCTGAGCCTATTGGCGAGTATATGCATGGGCTTCATTGTGGGGTAGAAGATCGCTGCATATCTGACAGATATGATGGCGCGGAATACGGGTTTACACAAGCTCTTGAATATTGTGCATTTATAGCTACTCAAGCCCTGAAAGGCGGTGCGGAATGAGTATGCCGAAAGTTATAAGACTGGGGCATTTCTATGCGCCCGCCCCTATGTCCGAATGGTTTTTTAGTGTCATGGATAATGACACAAGAACGGTTCCGACATACAAGGATACATACCACTCCGAAGCCGCGCTGATTGAGATGTTGGAGGGGATGAAGCTTAGTCCAGTTGGAACCGTCGAGTGGGCACACAACGCCGCCATTGACGCAGCAATAGAGAAAATTAAGGAGATGGAGTAATGGAAGATTTTAAAGCGCAGATATTAGAATTAATCAAACCCCATGATATTGACGGCGAGTTAGATTTAAGTGCGGCGCGATCCGGCGTACATTGACGGATTGAACTTTGTGGATTGAGACCGCAAATTATGCTACACTCACTGTATGACCATAACGATCTTGTTTAACGGCAGAACTTTGGCATACACAGACGACCCTGAGCTTGCAAGAGAAGTCGCAAAGCAGGACGGTATCGAGACACTCATCGAACCGGATAAACAGCTCGGCGGCGTTGGTAGATTGAGCCTCAACCCGTTCATTCCGTATTTGGATTAGAGACACCTACTCCGCCGATTAACTTCATACGTCCTCATCCAGCTTTTTGTCTTTAACGTATCCTCTATGTGGATAGTCCCGCGTGGCATAGACTGGCAGGCCGTATCAACGATCTGTACTCTCGCGCATGATGCCGAGCTTAGCAAGATCAGCGTCAATAGCAGCAGGCTCCATCTTTTGTGTCTCATTTTGGATTTTCTCCAGATTGGTTGATGCTTTCTTTGACGCCAAGACAGCCGTGTCCGCATATTCCTTTTCCTTATTGGCTCGCCCGAGGTGGTAGGATGCTGTCATAGCTCCGCCAAAGACGATTGCGAATACAACACCGACTATCCCGATAACAAACTTCGGGTTCATTTCAACACTCGCCCTCAATAAGTCGCCTTTTGACCTCACCAACCGCGCCAAGTATATCGGCGTTTGTAATCCCTGCTTTGTATGGCCACCCTGCCGCTACCGTCCTGTCTTTGTGCATTACGCCAAAAAACGCAAAGATAGCATCTTTATCGGCGCAAGCTTCCGCCATTCTATCGACAGAATAATGGAGATCGCTCCTCGGTTCTGTTTTTAAAACATGAATTGACCCGCCGGACTTAAAACTGATCTTGCCGATCCTGCAACCACTCATTACTTTTTCTTTTTGGCAAGCTCAGAGATTTTCTTCGCAGCTTTAAGAGCGGCTTCTTTTTTATCGACCTTTGCAAGCAGCGCGTCGTCTTCTTCCGTTGGCGTTTTCTTCGCGAGATCGCTCAGGATTTTAAGAGGAGTAGGGAGAAGCCAGCCGATAAATAAAGCCAAAGTAGCGACGCCTTGTTCGGATGCCAAGAAATTCAAAAAAATGTTTAGTGCGTGTTCCATTATAATCTCCTTTTTCTACTTGCATTTTAGCACAAAGCGTGACTAAAATAAAACTATAGATTGTTCGTTCATCTATATTCCCCAGAAGTAAAACTCACTAGCCCCCGCGTCTCTCCCGATGGCGGGGGTTTCTTTTTAAGTAAACCTTGAAATCCAATACGCCAAACAAGTAGCGCGGTCGCTAGATGAAAGAACAGATGTCGTGTGCGCCCAGGCTGCCATTTCAAGATTGAGCGTTCCGTCCTCAGCAGCAGAACGTCCTCCTATGGTGATATAGGTTTGCGATTCATAATCAGTTGTATTGCGCGGATCGAATGTTTTGTATGGAGTTGACCAGTCTGTATAGGTAGGGTCTCCTTCAATCATAATATAAACGTTGCAGGTATTTATATCCACGAATTGATGGCATATATATATAACTTGGCTACCCGTCAGTGCTGGCGTTATTTTCTCCGCAGCAGACGCTTCGTTGTTTGTCCAGTATAGGGCGTTATCAGAGGCAAACGTCCATCGAGCCTGTGTGTCTGTAGAGCCGCCAGAGTTTGCAAATGCCGCCATGTTAGAGTTTGCACCGGCCATAGAAGCTGGCATTTTAAGAGCCATCATGATGCAGTGCGTGCCGCCAGCAGTGAACGCGGCAGAATAGTTAATGTCTGTCTCGGCCCTCATCAGTAGAGAGCCTTTGCCTTTAAACCCAGACGCGCTCCAAGTGGCATGATCGCCAGCAGCCACTTCCGCTATTCCAGAAACAGAACCGGCAATTTTAGCTAGCCCATCAAGCTCTGTTCCAGCCGTTAGGGTTTTAACAGAGCCTCTGGCATCCCAGTAAAGGACAAGAGCGCTTAATGTTTGGAACGGGTCTCCGTTTGTCGCGGTAACAATATCGGACTGGATTGGTAACGTCCAAGATGAATTATCTTTTGCCACGTCAGGCGCAGCCTGATTTAAGCCTGTACCGTTTGCTCCGTATGGAGTCCATACTTTGACCACAGAGCCAACCACAGGAGCCTTGCCCTGTGGAAACGCCAGCTTCATAGTTGTTGCACTAACCCGCGTTAACGCAGTGCTTCCCATTTGCGTTCCGTCATCAGTCGCATCAATGCCTCCATTGCCAGCAGAGGGGGCTGTGATGTCTGTGCCGTTAACGTGCGTCAATGTGAGATAAATTTCATCCGTCCTAAGCTCGGCCGTTGCAGATGGCCCCAGAATACGAACGCTTGAGTTTCCAGTGTAATACGCCGCCATAGCAACTTCTCGCTCTGCAACCGTCTCTGTGGTTTCTTGCGTTCCGTGTTTTGGATCAGTAAGTCCTTTGTCATACCAATCAACTCCGCGCAATATGTTGCCGCCAGATGCAATGGCGAGTTTAATGCTTTCGCGAACGATGTTCGCCCCAGCATCGCTGCCGCCCGTGTCGCGCCCAAGTGTTCTTAACATGGTTTTGTTCCCGCGAACCGCCCTGCTTCTGTCCGCAACGTATATAAAGTTTGCTGCAAACTCTGTTGCGTCAACGCCAGCCGCAACAATAGACGAATGGTCATTGATGCCGATACTTAATGGCGCGATTTCTAACGTTCCGCCAAGGCCAACAACATTTGCAGTTATCTGCGCCCCGTCAGCAAGCGTTCCTGTTGTATCGTTTACCCAGCGGTTTGTTACTGTTGCGCCCGCTGCGATTGCAACCAAGGATGATAAGTACGATCCGGATTTCGCTCCATCCTCAAACGTCACGGTTCCAGGGTAGTAGTTTGCGCCCTCTGCAATAAACGCAGCCTCACCCGCAGCCGTATACTGGCTCCAGTTGTACTCCATCGTGGAGTCGCCGTAACCGCGTGCAACAAGGTCAGTTAGACGCGCTGTAATGCTGCCAGTAAAGTTTAATCCTAATCCTAATTTTCCAAATGCCATTACTTCACCAATTCTATGTGGGGCGCATCAAAAAACGTATGGTCAAGTGTTTGCCCGTCACCGTCCCAGTCACCGCCCCAACGGATTTTTATTTTATTTTTTGCCGCAAGTGTTGCAATAATTCCGTATAAAACACCGAAGCGAATAATCTCTTTTGCGCTACCTTTATTAACCGCAACCATATCAATCGGACTTGGATACAAATCAACCGCATGACCAAAACCGTCTGGCTGCTTTAAATGCTTGCTGTTCATTGTTTTTGACTTACCCGCAGCGAATAGATCACTCTGGCGTCGGAGATCGCGCAAACCTTCATTGACTGCAAAGTCCATGATCTGCAATGCCATCGCCTCTTGCACTAAATCACGCAAATCTGGATGAACGCCAACAAGATTATCTAAAGATTTCTTTGAAAACTTGTACATTATTTATCTGCCTTTTTATCAAGCTTTTCTTCAATGCTTTTTAAATGCCCGACAATCTCATCACGAATGTCCTTGATGTCTAGCTTGGTAACATAATGCGTAGCAGAGTAAAACTTGTGGGCCTCTAGCTCTTTTTGCAGAGCATCATGCTTCTTTGCGCTTTCTTCTATTTTCGCCACAAGCATGGTTATTGTCCACCCTGTAATGGCAAACAAAGCTGCAACAATAATTTTACTGGCCTCAAGAAAAAAATCATTCATCCATTACTCCTCTAAATACGGAAAGCGCGCCTTAATCTCTGCGATTTTGTCGAGCCACATTTGTTTGGTGCATTCAGCCCGCTGATAGGCGAAAAACAGCGGGTCTGACTCTGCTGCGTACGCTGCTTGGCGTTGCTTGCGGACTGCTGCATTTGTACGCTCTACAACTCCAGCCTCCCATGCAGCTTCTTCAACCTGCCGCGCTACAATTTCTTCCGCCGTCAAATCTGTTAATTGTCCGTCAACAAGTTTTTGCATTATGCACCCGCCAATCCGTAAAGTGTGAATGTTCCAGAGGATACGTCGCCGCTTGAAAATAAAAACTGAATGCGGTCATGAGCTGCGGCTTCTAAGCGTCTACCCGAAAATTCTATTTTATAACCTGCGCCACCTGTATCCGCCCCAGATAAAAACCCTTGAATTCGCGTGTACTTTGCTGTGTTTGCTGGGTTGTAAATATACAATACTCCACCATCAATACCCTCAACAGCCAAGTTTCCAGTATTCCCAGTGTTGTTTAACGCTATTTGGGCGTCTGCTTGATCTCCGTCAGGAATTGCAGTTGGGCTTGTGGCTTCAGCTACATACAACTCCGCCCAACTATAATCACTTGCACCGCTGTCAAAAGATCCGCCATTACCCAGTCTTACATAAAGTTTAGCCCCGTCATTCGCTGGCTGTACGCTATCAAATACAATGGCATAAACTTTATATGTGCTGCTGATATTGCTTGTGAAATCAACCGAAGCAACGGGGCTTGAAACGGTTTGCGTTTGTAGTGGAACCCATCCAGAACCAGAAACGGCCTCAAACGCTGTCCCGCCAGCCCCGTCTGCAGTCAATACATAGCCATCAGCCGCCGCGCCCGACCCAAAGATAGACACGTCAATTGTGGCAGGATCGTCATACGTTAAAGCATCGCCGCTTGATGTCTTGAGGAACAATATCTTATCATCACCTACCATCGTACCAGCTGACGCGCCGCTAATCGTCCCTGTCGGGCCTTGTGCGCCTGTAGCCCCAACGTCGCCGCTGCGAGTAAATTGCAAATAACATACGTCAGCCGCGCTAAACGTGCCGGAGCTTGCAACGTGAGCTACAGTGATTTGCAGCCATCCTGTGTTATCAGTAACCGCCGCAGTGACGTTATAAACAGCGAACGTGGCCGGAGTGCCGGACTTGCGGATATTAATCTGGCCTTTGATAGTGTTTGTAGACGCGCCCCATGCCGCTATTGCGTCGGATACGTCAGGGTTTCCACTTACTGAGCTTAATGCGTCAACAGCAATAGCTGTTACACTGGCGAGTGTGGCGTTATTGAGCCTAAAATCACCCGTTCCTGGGTCAGCCATTACTGTGCTGGAATCAAACGCGAACTGATAAGCTACAGCGTTAACTGCTCCCTCAGCAGCATCTTGTGCGGCAATAGCGGCATCCGCTGCCGTCTGGGCGGCTCCAGCGGCCCCAATCAATGTGTATGGAGCAAATACAAAGATATTGCCTGTTCCTGTTGCAGGAGGGCGTGTAAAGGTTAAAGACGTCCCGTTTAAAGTAAAATCAGCAGGATTAAGAATTGACTGCCCTGCGGTTTCTGTAATTGTTACGTTATCGAGCGTGCCAGTAAACCCACTTGTGCCAAAACTTATGACCTGAGTTGATCCCGCAATAATTGACTCGCTGTATGTGCCGGAAGATGAACGAGCCGCACCAGCCGTGCCTCCCAAGGATAGCGTAATAGAGCCTGCAGACCGTGTTATAGTGTACTTGATGCTGTACTCTCGCCCCTCAATTAATGTGTTTCCAGCCGTTTGCTCAAGAGCCGTGCTAATTGCTCCGGTGGCGGTGGCAACTCCTGCCGCAATTGTCCATCCAGCGCCCTTAGTCCACCCAGTGTCGCTAGCAAATGTTCCGTTTGTAGTAAACTCTTTAATGGCGAAGACAAATAATGCCTTTTCGTCCGTGCCTAGGTTTTCAGAAAGAGTAAAAGCAGTTGTCGCTCCATCACCTGAAAATGACTGGAAGAAGCCTTCTTCCGTCTCAGTGCTGGCGTTGAACGATGTTACGTTGTCCGTGGACTTAACCAGAACGTCCGCAGACGTGAATAAATCAAATCGATATGCGCCTTCAATAAAAATAACAGCCCTGCCGTATGCGTCCAAAACAACTGGGTTGGCATTCTCAATTGTTCCTGCAGCAGTCGTGTACGAAGCTTTCGGAGTAGTCGTTCCAGCCGCATATGTGTACAGTTTGCCACCGGATAATGGATCGCCGTTATTGTCAAAAAACTGCATAAAATGCGGCGTATAGAGTACGGCCATTAGCGATTATCTCCTCTAGCTTTAATAACATCTTTTGCTGGCTTTTTCAATTCCATTTCTTCTTCTAACTCAAGTTGTTTGATGTAATCTGATAAAGCCTCTTTGCCCGCCGCATCTAAAACATCGCCCTGCTCTTGTAAAACTTTTCCAACGATTCTTTTGGTCTGGCTTTTATTTAAAAACTTACCGCCGTAATATAGACCAGCCCCTGTAAGGCCAACTGCTGCCGCTGGAGCAGCATAAGATGGGAACGCCGTAGCAGCCCCTACTCCGCCTAAACTTAATGCACCGACAGCATACTTTCTTAAAGTATCAGACACACTTTTATTTTCAGAAGCGACTTTACCGGCTCTTGACGCAACCTTTTCACCAACTTTTTCAGCAGCATTAAGCAACGAGCTTGAGTCGTATAGGTCATTTTTTACATTTGGATCATCAACTATTTTGGCAACAAAGTCATTCATTTTATCACGAATAATTTGCTTAGATCCGCGATAGGCTGTGAGCTTTCCTTCGTCAAATACATTCGGCTGTAAAGTCTCAATAAAGCTGTCAAAATCCCTCCGCGCTTGCATAATACCAGCGGGTGTTTGTGGGTTTTTGTTAATAGCGTCAACGAAGGAATCATACATGAGATCGGTTGACTCTTTCATACCGCCAGCTTTGTTAGTGAGATACCTTTTGTCTGTTAATTCTTGATAAATTGGCGCGGCCAGATTTTTAATCAAAGCGTCTTTTTTTACTTTGATGTTATCGTATTGCTTCAGCCTGTTAGTCAAGTCTCCAGATATTTGGTAAGCCTTGTCTTTGATTGCGTACTGCTGCTTATAAAGTTTATCCGCTTTTCCAGTCTTAAAAGCGTCAATGGTGGAAATAATATCTACGGCTCTTTTCTCTTTATCGCCCAACGAAATTACTGGTTTTCCAAATATGTCTTCGGAGTATTTCTTGTACTTAAGGGCTTGCTCAGCCGACTTAGCCGTAACCATCGGAGCCGCGATTTTACCGACCTCTTGCTTAAGCTTAGATTTAGCCATTTCTTCAAAGCCTTGACCAGCGGCCTTAGATGGGGACGCTCTGCCCATAGGAAGCACGCTAGCTATATTCCCTGTGGCGGCAGCGTATTCGGCGGCTTCTGGGTTTTGAGATGCCCACTGTTGGTATTTTGCCATATCTTGCGGAACAGTCTCTCCTAAAGCTTCCCCTAGTGACCTGCCCTTTCCTTCGCCGGACGGTAGTGAGCCAGCAGCCCCCACGCCCGCTTTTACAGCCGAGCTTGGTAAATTAAGCAGTGCATCGTCAGCGACCTGTAAACCTGCGCCCAGAACGTCAGAACCTGCTCCTGCAAGCTGACCAATTGTCTTATAAAGACCTCCGGCCATTGCAGCGGGTGAATTACCAGACTCGCGTATCGTCTGCGGGTACTGCTCAAAAATCTTTTCACCGCGTTGCTGAAGGCTTTGGCTTAAGTTTTCACCTACAGATTTTGTGAACGACCTATTTTCTGCCACTGGCTCCGTAGGCATAGAAGACGCAAATTCCGTCACTTGCTCAGGCGTGGTTCCGTCTGGAACTTCAAACCTAGCAATCTTCCCATCTGGCATTTGCACTTTTGCTATAGGCATTTATTCAAATCCTAAAAATTTAATTCCGCCGCTTTGAGCCGACCCTTGATTATTTTCGTATTTGTTTTTTAAACGGATAAGCTCTTCTACAGCGGCAATTCTATCACCAGTAGGTATGCTAGTATTACTAACATCTGCCGCCATTTTATTATAATTCTCTACGTCAAAATTACTTTGCGGGCCTTCCATTCTAGGCACATTTGACACAAGCCATCCAGATATTGTCTTCAATTGTCTATCAGCCTGCGATTGAGCGTCGGATTGGTTTGCTAATTTTTTATATTCAGATCCAGCTAATCCAAGATACCCACCTGGGGCAATTGATAGAAGTTCAGCTGCTCTGTTTAACTGAGTTAGCGCCTCTGAATTTTTTTGGTCAGCAATTTCTGTTTTTGCGGCCTGCTCACCAAGCTTCTTGCCCTTTTCTGTTTCTAAAGCAACTTTCCCAGCGTTTTCTTCTTCTAGGATTTTTTGCGCAAGATCAATGGCGGCTTGTTTTGTGGCAACATCTGTTTTTGTACCGGCCTGACCTCCAGCTCCTGATAATTGCCTAATTCTATTATAATTATCACCCATGCTTGCCGAAGCCATGCCACTTAAATCTTGGCCACCACCAGCGGGCGCAGGCATAGGAGTCCCCTGATCTGCAATAAATCTTTCAGCATCAGCAACCGTAATAGGGCGTGCGTATGGATTACTACCACCCACATTAGCCACCTGTTGGTCATACGCTGAGGCGTGTGCTAGCAACGGATCACCAGTACCCATAGTCGGAGACTCAACGAACGGCGGTGTAGCGTATTCTGATACTCGCTCTGGGGGAGGAGTGCCGCCACCCAGAGAGGACAAGTACTGAGAATATGGGTTATCAGCAGTAAACGCCCTCACATCGCCCTCTTCGTTTATAGTTTTGTATTCGGTCTTTTTGCCCTCCATAACACCGACTGCCTCGATTGCCGCTCTTCCAGCCGGAGTTAGTGGAAGCCCCTGTGAAGCCTCATAAATAGATCGGGCGGCAAGGCCTTTTAATTTGTCCGTGTCAAACGCGCCAATTTCACTTTCTGACTTCTTAATTTTTACTTCAGCCTCTCGCTCTGCCAAATTGCGAATACGTTTTTTAGCCTCAAAATCTTCTTCTTCACGCGCGAAATCCTTCATTGACTTGCGGTTATTCATCAGGCCATAAAGAAATTCAGCCGCCATTACATAAACCCTCCAAGAACCTCGGACAGTAGTTTTCTGCGGCTGTTGCTTTGAGTTGCGTAATTAGCCGCGCTTGCCATAGCTGTGCCGCGCGTAAGATTGCCTTGTGCGTCTATAGCCCCAAGACCGCTATCGGAAAGGCTCTGTAGCTGCTTGTTCTGGCTTCCCCAACGATTGTACGCGTCTTGGTACTCTTGAGAAGCCAGGCCTTGGCCGTATTCTTGTGCCGCCTTGAGAGCCGCGCCAGATTGACCCATACCAGCAGCGGCAAGTTGACGATCAAGTCCTTGTTGGCCTTGCTTTAAACGGAATTGATATCCAGCGTCATTTTGTAAATCTTGAGGGTTAAAGCCAGCGGCAAGAGCAGCGGAAAGCTGATTTGTTGCGTTTGTCCCCGCTTGAGAATACGGAGATAATGCCGCAGATGAGCGGTCATTTGCCTCACCTATACGGCGGAATAATTCGTCGTTTTCATCTTGACCTTTTTTGTAATCAAGTACGCCACCCCCAACTTTAAATAAATTACCCAACATACCGCTGTTACCTCCACCGCTTAATCCTAGAGACGACGCGCCTCTTGTTAATGAACCTAAAATACCAGATCCAGGGCGAAGAACGCTTGTCCCACCCTGATTCCAATTAATTGTCTCCGCCGCGCTTCCAAGCCCAGGAATATTGGCGCCTGAAGATATATAATCACTAATGCCCCCTGTTGCGCCCCCAGTTAAAGCGCCCTTAAGCGCACCGGATAAACTTCCATCTTTAAGATAACCGCTAATTCCGCCAATACCTGCGCCTTTAATAGCGCTTCCAGAAAACAGGCTACCTAACCCCCCCGCGGAAGACGCTGCCGTGCCAGATGTGCCTACAGGAGCCGCCAATAGCGCCTCGGAGGAAGGCAGGGCAGACCCAGACGCCCCCAAGCCAGAAAGCGTGCCAAGGCCAAGCGCCTGACCTCCCAGAAGAGACAAGCCCGCGCCTATACCAAGTTTTACACCTGGTTTTACATACCTTGAACCAAAACTTTTTCCTTTTGAATCCTGTTGAGCTTTTAAGCCAACAGCGTCATAAATTCGCCCAGATGTTCCTTCCCCGTATTGCTTATCAAGCGCAGCGGTAGCAATCAATCTATCGTCTCCTGGGGCTAGGTCAGAGCTAAACATGCCTGACAAAGCACCAGTGTCATTTGCATTATCCGCTGTTGTATAGCTATTTCTTAAGCTGTCATACGCCGCATATTCAGGGCTAGAGGTTATGGCGTTACCAACCGCGTCACGAGGAACAAGATTAAACAAATCCCCAATTCCTTTGGCGGCGTTTCTTTCGATAGCCAACCTGTCATAAATACCCTTATCAATATTGTAATTACCAACATTGGTGTTTAGAGAGTATCCATTAGGGCCGGAGCTAACTTTAGGTATATATGCCGCCATTATCTAGCCTCCACTAAGCCAAGAATGGTTATAGGCACTGTCGCGCCAGTCCAGTCAGGAGTGTAAATACGGCCTGTGGTTGTCACGATTCCTAGGCCAATTCCAACTGTATTACCAACGGCGGCGCAAAACCCAGAGGCATTAGGAACAACAGGGATATTATCGCAGTACGTTGATGTGGCAACAGATGATGTGCTTGTGTCAGGCGTAATTGTAATGCGGAAAAACGTCAGGTATTTTGATAACTGGTAATAACGCCCCTCAATAGTCGGAGTCCCAACTGCAGTCAAATTTACAAACGTAGGCGTCCACACAGTGCCAACATCCCCGTCAGCAACTGACTGAAAAAAGATAGTCCAATTCAAATTAACCTTATCGTCGTCTTGAGTGATTTTTTCGTACAGCGGTGGAATAGCAATCGTCATTTCAGGTAACTCCCTGTAATGGCAACTTTCACAGCATCAGTAATTCTAATTTTAAATGTCATGATCTCGGCGATACCTAATCTGCGAAATATTACAGTTTTTTGGTACTCGCCAATGCGCCCTATAGAGGCATTAAACCAGTCTGACCATGTTCTTGCGCCGTCTTTGCTTACTTGCAAGGAAACTTGTGGGTCTGAGCCTTGCCCAGATTGCAGACCAACACCAGTTTCGAAATTGATCTCCAATGAATTATAACGTATTTGTTTTTTCTCGTCAATCAAATGAGTGTATGTTCTTTCTCTTGCTATTTCTTCTCCGGCATCATCGTAAAGATCAAGAGACATTTCGTAGAGCTTGCCATTACGCCTATCGCCGACAAGCTGCTTGTCAAAAGCGTAAACACAAGTCGCACCTAGGTGTTGTTGGTAATTACCATCCCCATTAAGAAAAGCGCGCTCATGCCATTGTTGGGTTGTCAAGTCATAAACAAGAGACGTTTCTAAACCTCCTCCTGAAATAACGTAGAACAAATGCCCCTCTTCTTGGTATGCCCACGCAAACATATCATCTGGAGTTGGGGCGGCCTGTACCAGCTTTTCTATTGGTGTTGTGCTAATGCGCTGCGGAGTAAAACCGTTTGCTCTGTAAACCATACCAGAACCAAACCTATCTCGCCCCACAAACAAGATGCTGTTGTCTATTTCTAGAGCTGTGTATTTAGCCAAAACACCCGCTTGCATAACAACATTGCCAACTCGTCCAAATGGGAATGAAGATGCCCCAGAGTTAGTCCAAATTTCAGTCGCTATCTCTCCCATTAGCCATAGCTGCCCAACTGCGTTAATAGCAGCAACCAGTATGTCTGGATTGCTTTCTGCCGTGGCAAAATCCAAAGCGTCCCAAGTGGAGGCGTCATTAATAGCAGAGATATAAAAACGCCCTGTTTCGTTTTCGTTAACAATAAAATATCCGTCAATATTGGTGACAAAACCAACGCTAGTTGGAATATCTGGATCAGAAACTTGAGCAAAGATGTTTGTCGAGTAGGTCAAATAATATAGCTTTTCTCCATCACAAACAGCAAGCTGTGTCAGCCCTTCTGTCATAGAAACGCGGCCAGAGCTTGTTAATAATGAGCCTATATTTGTTGCTGTCCCATTAGAATCAACTTCGTACAATGTGGAGTCGGAAACAAAGAACGCGCGGCCATTAGATGATCTAAATGAACCTCTATGTGGCCCCGCACCGCACGTGGTAAATAAAGATAATCCAGGTGTGCCGTACAAACTAGAAGTTTCAGCCCCAGACTCGTCCGCAATAGGAAATAGGTTTACGCTGCGCTGTGCGTCAAATGGAAGCGATCTTTGTACATACGAAGGGCCGACTAATCCAATTTTCAATTTTCCCACCCCGTAAAGACGTTTCTTAGGCCGCCGTAATCAATATGGTTATCCATAGACTTGACTCTTGCGGCTCCGCGCTTAATCGCAGCCATTGCCTTCGCCGCTATATCTACTGTCTCCGCTGGCGCTTGTTGCCCGTATTCCGGAGCCATTTCTACTGCAAGTTGGTTTTTAAGATACCTTGCCCAGCCTGGTGGCAAACTTACAGTCTGATTAAGTGTAAATTCAGAAAGTGGTTTTTCAGACAGCAAAAATAACGTCCAACCAGCAGAGGGGACTGGGTAAAGCTTAATTGTAGCTAATGGGTAGGCGTTGGTGTAATTTAACCAATATGGTATTGAGGCAAGGTTTTTTAAAGAAATATCGGCGTAATCTCCGTCTTGAATAACGCTTAATGGGTAATCAAGGGTTCCTATACGGACATAGGCGTTGGCAATAAAAACAGGGCGAACAGTGTTAAAATCACCGCCAGATCCTATAGTATAGTCCGCGACTCCTCCTGATAGCGTAAAGCTTTCAAGCGTTCTGGCGTAGACAAACAAATCTTCATTAGCGTTGCTTGCTAAAAGATCATTGAGCATTTCCAGCCCATCTTGCGCCTCGTCCGCAGAGGGGGATTCCGTTTTTGTCAGAATCCCTGCCTTACGCATTCCGGCTGTAATAATATCAAGAGCCGTTCCCGTCATGTGCTATTTCTTTCGACCTGTAGTACGTTTTGGTTGTTCTTGTTTATATTCGCCCTCTTGATTTTCGGCAACCCACCCATCGCTTAACAGCATTTGGATAAGGCCACTTTCTTTATCAATAAGCTTTACACTGTTATTCTTAACCAGTTTAATCATGTCATTACCTAGCTAATAATGCGGTAATTGTAGACCGAAGTATCAGAGGCCGTGCAATTGACATTAAACCCTGTTCCAGGAGTAATTGTCACACAACGGGGCATAGCTCCGACCGTTCCGCCTACTGTCTTAAGAGTAAAAATAATGTTTGAATTAGCAGTAACAGCAGTATTTGCAACAGTTACTGGAGTTGCACCGTTTGCTGTAAATGTACCGCTAGAGCCATAAAGTTCCGTAAAATTAGCGTTAATTTGATCGCGAATTTCTTTATCAAATGCGCCTTCATTTAAAATTGTTTCTTGTGTCATAATTTTAATCTCCTATTTGTGGTAAAGAAAGAGAGGGGTTGTTAAACCCCTCTCTAGTTAAGTTAAGAAGGCAATCGAACCGCCCACTCAGGACGTACATTTGCAAGGCCGCCAAGGAAGTCAAAACGCATGATGCTTTGATCCGTAAAGATGTCATATTGAGAAATGACACGGATCGTAATCCCTTCGTACGTTTCTTGCGCCGCCATATCGACGCTTCCTGTAGGCAGAATCAAAGGCACAGAAGCCATGCGGAAAGATGACTTGTGGTATGCAAGGTTTTGAATAGAAGAGCCTGAAGCAGACCCAACAGGAGTGATTGCGTCACCGTCTACAGGGAACGCTGTGATGTTTTGCAATCCACCAGAAGCAGATGTGTAAAACGCAGGAGAGACGCTAAGAGTGGCGTATCCAGACCCATCAGCAGTAGCATCAGCAGTTACTGTAAACTGTTGCAGGTAGCCAAGGTCTTCTTTGGTCACTGGGTTAACAGCGTTAACAGTAGCAATAGTGAACACTGTTCCCTTTGTAACCGTTCCTGTGGTTGTAGTTAAACCTTCAACAACTAAAGTTGACTGGCCTTCTGTTGATACAGTTGTACGAACCTCAAACACAACATCGTTGCCGTTGGTGTGGTTGTTCAGCAAATTGCTTTGGTAGTACATAAAGCCGTCAGCTTCACCCATTTGACCTTTGATGTACTGAGACGCAATTTTGTCAGCAGATTGAAAGAGGCCTTTACGAGCATTTACTGTTTTGGTCATTGCAGACGGAGACAAAAGAACGTTTCTGTTGTCAAAGTCAGGGCAAGCAAACTCAGTAATTTTTTGGTTAGCTTGCAACATAGTTTCAACATCAAATACGTTTGATCCTGGAACACCGACTGAATTGAAAACAGCATCAGATGCCGCTTGTAAAAAGTCTTTTTCAACAAACTGAGCCATTGTAGAAATACGTGGCTCAAGAATGCGTTTTGCCCAGCTTTTGAAAGCAAGGTCAGTCGCAATCTCATTTGATGTAAGAGCAACGCTGTCAACACGCTGAATGTTCAGCGTCAACGGTGTTTTTTCTTCGACAATATCACCAATAGCGCCCGTAATGTTACGAGTTGTTCCTGGGATGCTGCGTGAAGGCTTGTTGATGTAGATGGTATCGCCAGCGTTAAAGCCGTTTTTACCGCCAAAATCACTTTCGTCTGCTTGATCGATTGTTTTCACAAACTGCAATTTGTTTGCAAACATTTTTGCAGCAAGCTTCGCCACCACACCTGGGGCATTTTTCATTGTTAAAATATTATTAGCCATAATTTAAGTTTCCTTTTGTTAATTATTTATCCATTTATAGAGATCATCCGGATTCTTTTCAGATAGGCGGGCGGGGGCTGTCTTAGCCGTTCCGCGCACTCCCTGAATAGGAGCCGGAGCATTACTTACTTGTTTTCTCGAGCTTGCTTGCAAATATTGCTGTCCTCTTGACTGAGCTTGAACGAGTTCAGCGGCAGCCATATAGGGTGACATATATGCTAGTTGCTCAATTCTACCTTCTTTAGCCAGCGCGTATACAGCAAGGGAAGGGCTTTCAAGTTCATAAAACATTCTTTGAACTTCTGGCGGCAATGAGTCGAGTTTCTCTGCGTTTGCCGGCACTACCTTAGCAAAATCATCGGATTGCTTGGCATACTCTGCCGCCTCTACCGTTATTGCTTGGTCTTGCTCTGCCATAATCTGCTGCTGCTGGAGCGTCAGTTGGTTTATTTTGTGTTCCTGCTGATTTTGGCTCAGTAGCGCCTTCATTTCTTCCATAGACTCTTTTTTAATAAGGTCTGCGTAAGTTCCGTCAAAGCTATTAGGGTCAATTTTAGTGGCTTCAATTTTTTCAGATTTTAACTTTTGAATCTCTGCCAAAAGACCTTTTTCGCGCTCTCTGAGATTGCGGATATACCGTTTATTCTTATCAAGTGCTTTTTTTACTTCTTTAGGTAAGTCCGACTGCTTGGCCTCATCGCCTTGCTCGCTTTCGTCGCCGTCTTCTTGTGGCTGCTCAATGTCTTGAGCCTCTGCCTCTTCTACATTATCGATCTCTGGCACAATTGTTTCGGCGCTTGAAGCCTCTGACACTGCATTATCAATAATATTATCTGTACTTTCCATTGTATTATTCTCCATTTTTGTTACAAACACAAGATTTTTGTGTTTGATTAGGTCAAAACCTAATTTGCATATAAAGCTATAATAATTTCATCATCTTCTACAATTTTCATAAGCTTTAAATATTCATTTGTTATTTTTTGTAGTATCGCCTGCAATTGATTTTCTGTAATATACGCAAAATCGTGCGGTATGTTTTCTTTAATAGCGTCTTTAAGATGCTCGTTATGTTGTGATTTTTCTGATATTTCATAGTAAGCTGACTTTGGTGTCCGCTCGTGAGAGCGAACGTCAGAAAGAACTTCTTGTATAATATCTATCGCTTGTTTTTGTTTTTTGCGTTCTATTTTTTTTGCGCGGCTCCATATATCTCCATTGGTCATTATACCGCCGAGAAGCTCTATTTCATCTTGCGATACAGATCCAAACCAAGCGCCATTATAAGAACCAAAATATAAACCAGTGTAACTCATGTTGCGTCCAGCACGGTTATTTCACGCGTCCCGTTATTATATGTTGCTGTAACTCTTGGCTTGGAGCCTGATATATCTTTAAACACAGGAGCAGCCCCCTCAAGGCCTGTTGCGTTGCCTACGGCCACTGCAGAAAGAAGGCGTAATATTTCTTGGGCGTCAAAGCCGCTTTCGATAATTGTCCCCCAAACAGCATTAGACAACGCAGCAGGTGAAAACTCGCTCTCGCTGGATGATGTGCCTGATATATAGCCTATCGCGCTAATGTTTGCCGCTGGAGATATGGTTGCCGTTGCTTGCCCTGACATATAAGCAGAGGCGTTCATTGTTCCTGTTGGCGTTATTGTGATGCTTGCGCTGCCACTAGCCGCTGCAATACTGAAGATAGACCCTGACGCTGAAAAACTAATATCAGCAGTTCCGACAGCAAAAATTACCAGCTTCCCTGTGGCGTCAGTGACATCAAGCGTGACCGTTGCCGTCCCAAACGCTGGAAGCCCCTTGACCGCAGCTCCAGTTTCGTCAAGAATAATCTTAGCAGCGTTTCTTGAAGCCAGTCCCCCAGCTTTCTGCGCCATTTGTATGGCCACCGGATGCCTTGCACCAGCAGGGATTGCAGACTTGGGATTTATCCCACCTTGGCCAGCAAATATGTTTCTGTATGCCCCAACAAGTTGGTAATTTGCAGCCAAAACGCTAATGTTTTGTGAGCCAAAAAATTTAACACTCCCCATCGCCGAACGGTTATTGTTTTGCTTTATCACAAATCAATCTCCAGCTTGCGAGCAGCCTCTGGGTAATCTTCCCGCAACAACTCAACGCATTTATCTTTAACAAAAACCGCAACAAGGGTTGATAAAGTATAAGAGTTGCCTCTCCATCCATCAAAATTTGCCACTATATCTATAATTTCCTTCTGCATATTAACCACCATACGCGTAATCAAAATCACACGTTATTGACCCGCCTGCTGTTGTTGCGGCATTATTGTACATTATGAACTGGATGTGCGCTCCGTCTTTAATTTGTGGCAAAGATGGTAATGAGTTTACAAAGTCGGCCTTAGTGTAAACACCGGATGACGGCACAGGCAGCATCCACAATGGCTTGACAAGCTTAAGGACAACCGTACCAGAGGCGTGAGCCGTCCCAGCCCAAACAACGCTAACAATGTCAGAAACGCCGGTATCGCCCACAGCAAGTGGCAAAAACGGGTTGTATTTGTTCGCTGCTGCTCCAGAGTTAATAATACTGCCCCTAGTTGCTGAAGCGGTAGATGTGAACGTAGTCGTGGCTCCAGCACCGCCGCCAGTGTCAAGATAGTTGACAATGCAGGTTGGGGCGTTTGCTCCGAGAGCCGCACCTTGTGCGGACATATACATACGCAATCCTTCCCCGTTAGGATAACGCGCTCCAGCACCTAATGCGGTCATGGTGACTGTTTTAGTTCCGGTTGTAGACACGTTGGTTCCAGAGAGCTTTACGTACCCTACAACATCAATCGCCATGAGAAACCACGGCGCGCCAGCCGCCGCAGAAACGGAAACTCCACCGGTTGTAAAGTGTTTTGTTGCTGTTGATACGTTTCCACCATGGTAAAGCGCGCCTTCAGAAAAAGTGTCTGTCATATCGGTAAACGTTAAATCAGCCGCGCCATAAGTATGCGCCGCAGGATATCCTGTTGAATCACACAAATCCTGCCATGCACCGGCCGTACCAGCCGCCACCAATGATTTATTGTAATAAGGGCTTCCTGTTTTGCCGTTAACGGTTATTTGATTTATTAAGTCATCTAAAGATGTAAATCCCATTTATTTTCTCCTAATTCCAATAAGTTTCAATGTGTCCAGTTAAAAAGTGATCTTCCACGCCGTTGTTAATATACGATATGAAATTTATTACTGCGCCGTCTTTTATTTCTGGCGCGCCAGCTCGCATAAGCACGCTTGTAAGAGCGGATGCCGCCCCCTGCCTAGTGGACGTCACAATAGATTCAAATAAATATGTGGTTATAATTGGCTTAACAATAACCAATGAAATAAGCCCAGAAACCGTTGAGGTAAAAGTAACGCTTTCAATTGACTTTACCCCAGTGTCGTTTTCTTGAAGCTGTAAAAACGGATGGTCATTTGCTGATGAGCCTGAAGCTGTTAAAACGCATACTCCCGCCTCTGGGGCGGAGACAGTGTCATTTACTGGTGATACTCTGCCCGAAACGCCGTCTTGATTGGTGTAATTAATTATAAAAGACGCGGTAGATGTTATACTAGATTGACAAACAGCAATAACGCTTCCGGCATTATACCTTGGTATAGTCTCAGCTTGCGTCATAATTTGCTCGTCAGTTGTGGACATATCAATGTATGGATAATAAAGCAAATAATCGCAAACAATAAGTTTTTGCCTGACACTAAGATTAAATAACGCAGCATTACCCATGACTGTTACGTTATGAAGAAACATACTCGAATCGGGCACGGACGGCAAATATACACCAGAACGCGCTGCTACAATATTTGACTCTAACGGCGTAGACGCATAATAATTTGGCAAGGGTGTACCGCTGAAAAAAGACCAGTCAATCCATTGATTGCCAGTTGTTCCAGACACACCGATGGATTTTCTGAAAGAAGTAACCCAAGACCGCCCCTCTTCGTCAGATCTGGCATACTCCGCTATGTTGCCAAATCCAGCCATTAGTCAATTACCACATCCAATTCGCCAATGTTAAACTGAGGCTGAATACCGTTTGAGATGTTCAATGATGAGGTAAGTGCGCCGGACACAATAATCTGTCCCGCCCCGTTCTGCGTTGTACACACCGAAAAGTGCGTGGCTGTTGCCGAGCTACCTGTGCAAGTTGGAAACTGAACAAGAGCCGCATTACTTGCCGTGTTGCCGCTAACCGTAAAGCCAGTAGTGCGGGATACAGCCACGCCGTCATAGCTGGTGTAGGCAATTTCGTTCGTTACCGCTGTCCCTGCTTCACCTGGATCAGATGAGTGAAGACGGACAAAGAAGTTTGCGTCCGAAGCCCAACTTGGCGCAGTGCTGTCAAAGATATAAAGGGCTAGGTCATTTTCGGTGGTATTAGATGCAGACATTTTATTCTCCTATACTATTTGATCTATTAAACCTTGTTTGTTGCGAATTATTTTTTTTGGGGCAGCGGTATTATTCATGGCCTGGGCAATTCCGGCCAATGCGTAGGCCATGGCCTCTGAATTATCGGATTGCGCGGGTTGTAAAGAAGGGTCTGGCTTAACCTGCTCTTGCTTCGCTGGTTGCTGCGCTTGCATTTGTGCTGTTTGGGCATTTAGGATAGTTTCTTGCTGTTTTAACTCTAACTCACGCGCTTTTAGCTGAATCTCGGCTTGCTTTAACTCAAACTCCACCGCCAATTTACGTTCTTCCAACTGCATTTTTTGTAATTCAAGGGCGTTTTTATTTTGATCGGCCTGAACATCATTATTTTCAGCCATAATTTTAACTTGAATTTCAGCCTGCTTGTCATCTAACTTTTTCTGCAACATTTGCATTTCGCCCTGCATCTGCTGCAATATTTGCTCAAGCTCCATGCTTTTCTGCTCTGCCGCCATAAGTGCAGGATCGGCCCTGTCTCCGTCATCCAGCAACATTGGGTCCATAGTTTTCTTAAGTCGGTTGCTAATCTGAATAGCTCCTGGGAAATCCATATGTTCAAACGCCAAGTCACCGATAACAGGCATAAGGTCAACGTTAGTTTGCAGCACTTTTTGGTAAAATTCTGCCGCCTGTTGGCGCTGCGTAGCGTAGTTTGGCCCCGTTACTACACGGACGTTGTAAATGCCCTCTGTGATATAGTAATCCCGTTTCTGCCCCTCGACAACAGCGCCATTAATGCCAACATCCTTGTCCTTGCCCTCTTTAGACACCATTTTAACAATCCTTGGCGTGTCGTAGATGTCTGGGAAACAATTCACAATAACCGTTCCAAGATGGCAAATTGATTTGGTCAAATTGTCCGTAAAATGGAAGACAGCGCGGTCTCCCTCCTGTTTGCGAGCATTAATCGCCACACCGGACGTTTCGTTGCTTCTTTGCCCCAAAAACGCATTATACAGCCCCATTGTGGACTTTATGTCCTCTAGTGCCTGCTGCATGGCTCCAACGATACCAGACGGGATCTGTGGGGGCGGTATATACTGAGGAGGATTAGCAGCGCGACCTTCTAAATCGGTTGCGCTATAACGCAAAACCATGGCTTTTTCTGGATTTTGATAGTCTTGCGCGTACTGCTCCGTAACTCCTTCTGGAGCCAAGAACATACCCTTTGGCGCACGCATCAACAAGTCAGCCTCAGTAGACGCCCAGTAGTTATAACGCCTCTGAGGGTCTTTGGACTTCCGTATCAAGCTCTGATACTGCTTGCGTCCGTCGATAAACGACTCTTCGCCGTAAACTGGAACGATAGGAATATATTTACCAGGAAACACGCTTTCTTCCAGCACGTCCGCACCAGACAGGACGTATCGCATTACTTTCGTCTTAACTATAACCTCACGACTGCGCCCGCCCTTACCGCCGTCGATAATATTACCCATGTCATCAACGGAAATTTTCTTTTTCTCATCGATTAATTCAAAATACTCAGCAATTCGCACCGTTTCTTGATTGGCCCTTATTGTGCTGCCGCCTGTTGGCTTGTTAGCCTCGAAACTTATGGCTTCTTTTTCACCGTAGCGTGATTTGAACTCATCAATGGTAATATCTTCAAACACAAATGCATATCTAGCGTCTGAACCGTCAATTTCGGTGCTGTCTGGGTCTAAATACACTGACAAGGGGAATGGAACGCGCTTTATGCACAATTCTTGGTCAAAGCTGTCTTGGTCTACGTAGCGGTGCTCTACACGGAGAAATCCAAGCGAGCATTTAATCGCGTTGGTGACAGCTAAATCGTACGCACTGTCCGCGTTACTGTAATACTCAATATCTTTGATTAAACCCTCAATAATCTCCGCAGTCTCAATATCAGAGCCACCAGCATGGGGAATTACAGCGATATTTGGGGTGTTCATGCGGCTGTCGTTTGCCACCTGATTGATAAACTGCTTGAGCTGGTCAATTTCCAAACAGGGCTTGCTGCGTTTTAATCTGGCAGAGTAATCCTGCTCATCCCACATAGCGCCAGGAGTGTCAGAGATAAAACGCAGGTCATCGTACGCCTTCCGATATACTTCCGAAAGCATCTCCTGTGTATAGGCCGCACGCTTAACGGCACGATCAATAATCTTCTCGTCTGACAACGACGCGATTCCTAGAACTAGGGGTTAAGCTTACGAAAGCAAGCCATAGATGTAAGACAGGTCAAAACCTGAATTTATTTCTTTTTTCCGCCGCCTTTGCAGCCTTTTTTCTTAGACATTAAACAATCCTCCGACACTGCAAAAAGACGCCCGAAACATACTTAAATCTTTACCGCCAGAAATACCAACTAATCTTTTCCATTCGCATACTGTTTTTGGTGATTTTCTGTATATCTTATACATTACCAGTATCCTTAGGGAATTTCTTTTTGTCGTTTTTAGTAAAAAAAGCACTTCTTAAAACCGGATAAACATTTTTAATAACATTAACCGTTCTATCTAAATTCTTAATTGGTGCGTCCCACAATACATATTGTGAATTTTCCGCGTCAATCAGCACTTGGTAAACAGTTTCTTTATTTTGAACGCCTACATACCTAACCTCAAAATCCCGAAACTTCTTTTTAAGGTTATTATAGGTATTCGCTGAATAGATACCGTCGTGAAACTCTTTTGCTGACAACATTACGCATCCAATCTATACTGAAGAACCGTCCCTGGCGTTACGCCAAAATCCTTAACGCTTCCAGCCGGAATAAACGCGTATGTCGTACCAGCATCCGCTCCAATCTGAACGCGGTGGTTTTCGAGTGCGTAAATAGATACCGCACGCGTGTTGATCCCTAGAGTTATCGTCTCTGCCGTGGTGCTGGTCGTTGCGTCTGCAGTGGTTACTAGCAGAGATTGCAAATCATAAATTGGAGCGTCTCTGTTGGCGGCGCTGCCCAGTGCATTATACTGCTCAATTACAATCGTTCCCATATTAATACCCCATCCATCCTACTTTACTGTTCTCATACGATCTGAAGGGATCATTATCCCGCGTATACATTTTAGGCATATACGGATTGAATGTCAACACAAATGCATCCGCATTATCTGGCGATCTCTTGAACAATTTTTTATACTCTTTCTTGCTCATCATCAGGTACATTCCGTCCTTGAAATTATACAGCATCGAACAGAGCTGCTGCCTTAACTCAAAATTATCCGGCAGGTGAACCCCGCCTTCCTCGAAATACTCTTTCGCCCGCATCCACAACAACGCTCGCAGGTTGTAGTGCTTATCATCCTTCTGCCTCGCCCCCGTGTGTATCCCCCTCACCGCGCTCTTATACCGACCCAACTTCAGGAAATCGTACACGCTCGTTCCTGGGCCATCTAACTCGATAACGATCTGCCCGATCTCTCCCTTCATGGAGACCAGCTTATCGCAGTGGTGCTCAACCGCCGCCGCTATAACATCGCCCGTTATCCGACCCTTCAGCACGATCTGCTCTAAATTTAACCGCCCCCGCCTGCTGTGTATTACCGTGGCGTCATTCCCCTCGTGCGCGGCATCAACCCCTATCATCCACGGCCCTGATCCTTCTGGCGGCAAAACCAGCCCATTCATCGCCCCAGTAACCGCGTGACCATCCAGCAGCACGTTGCTAATACTCGCCATCGGGTTCAGGTCAATCTCCTGCGCCACCACAACCGGATCTAACTCCTCGCACTGGCGCTTATACCACGCCTCATCCTTCCTCGGGTCGTCCTTCCATGGAAACGTAAACAGCGGTATCCTCCCCGCCATCACCTTCCGCTCAAACAAACCGCCAGCACTCAGCGGCGTACTCACGTCAATACGGCAATTCGTCGTCGCACTCAACGCCGCATCCACCATCTCCTGATTCGGCAGGTGAGCGCTCTCATCCACAAAATAAATCGACGTCCTGTTGCCACGGCCAATGCTATTCCCAGCCTCGCCCACAATCACACTCCCATTATCACCATTCAACACCTTCATGAATGGCGCCGTCCACTGCTCAGGCCTAAACTCAGCAGGCAGCATCTTCACAAACTCACGCACCTTCCAGAACAAACTTTTCGGGTCCCCCAGCTCGTCAACATACTCCTCCTTGCGGCTCCCATACCCAACCACACTCCCCTCATGGAATAACCACATCCACACCCCAAACGCCACACAACACCAACTAATACCCATATCGCGGCTCTTATACACCAAGCCCTTCTCCCTCCCGCGCCACCGGTCATACAGCCAGTCAATAAACTCCCGCTGCTTTGGAAATAACAAAAACGGAACTACAGCACTCCTCCCCAACTCCGCATTCCTAGGATCAACCGTACACCCCCAGTCGTTCACAAAATCCGCAGGCCGATCCTTGTAATATTCCCGCAACCCCGCAAGCAATGCAGGATCCTGGCGCAACCGCATCAAACGATCCCGCCTCTCAGCATACACCGCATCGTAATCAGGGCTTTTCCAGTTAATTTCCATAGTGTAATTCCTAATTTTTGATAGTTAATTTGTGGGGGTGCTTGCCAATACATACACCCCGCCGCCCGATTTCCGCATATCCCCCCCGTTCAGATTTGGGCGAGTGTGGTGCGGTAGTGCCGGCTGGCTGGCCGCGAGGTCTACTATGGTGCCGCCATCTAGGAGCATACGATACGCATCGGCGGGCGCTATACTCATGATGTGTTCGTGCGTAACTGTTGCCTTGCTCTCGACGTTGAGAGTCTGCGCCGCCTTGCCTTCTGTGCGGTCGAGGGCTTCACGTATCGCGGCTATGATCTCGTTAGGCTTGAATGCGGACGGGTTTTGCTGCATGTCGTCAATCAGGGTTGCGAGGGTTTGGCGTGCCATGTTTCGCAGGGTTGCGTTGTCTATCTCTTTGTCGCTGTCAGCTACATTCGCGCCGCGCCTTGCAGTGTCGCTACTGGCGGCATTACCGGCAACCGCCACTTGCAACCACGGCGCATCCTCGTCATCATTGGCGTTAAAATCACTCATACAATCACCATAACACAACCGCCGCAAAACACGCAACACCCGCCGAAACGCGCAATAAAATTACGAGGTAACGGATTTTTGGAAAATCGCCATTCTGTTGACACTTTGTTACCTCGTTTGTTGACATCTTGTTACCTCAACAAAAACACGTAACCCCTTATTATTATTATATTATTATATAAATATATATATATAGGTAACAAAAACTATGCCTTAACCCCTAATGATACTGATATAGTTGGGGGGGGGGGTATTTTCTGAAAATCCGTTACCTCGTCACCTTGGCTGTGACCGTGGTTTTGGATGTCAACAAAAGTTTTGCGATTTTGTTACCTCGTTTGCATAATACTGAAAAGTATATTTTAATCGTGTATAATAATAAATATAGATAATTTCACCGGTCTGAATAAAATATAAAATAAAAATATATTTTTTTGTTGACATTGTTTTAAATGTGTGAGATGATGGTTTTATAGAGAGGGGAAGCGAGCAAGATTGTTTCTCGAAGTAAGAAAGGGAATAAGACGATGAAAAACAGAAAGCCAAGCCCATACGCATTCAATGACCGCTCATGCAAACACGCGCTTGCTGAGATTGTGGCAAAGCTGGCAACATTTGATATTGAAGACGATCAAGAGGAGGACGCACAATGAGCTTTGATTTAGAAATATGGATATGCCGCAAGCGATTGGCAGCGGCGCAGACGATAACAGACTTAACCATTCGCTCACTTATGACACTAAAGGGAAATAAATTATGAAGCAAACCGCATGGAAGATTATGGGCTATTGGTATTATTTCAAAAAACCAGTTTTAAGAGCAACCGCTGAACGCAAGCACCGCGTGTTCTGTAACAGAAAGGAAAATAAAATGAAATTCACACATGAAATACGCGACTCATACGATTATTACACTGTCACCAGTGACCACGGTATCAAGGTAGAATTTACAGTGGGTGAGGAAGCCACATGGGATGGCGACGATCAACCTAAAATCCTATCGGCTTTCATAGAAGGCGGCTCATTGTGTGCAGAGGAAATCGATCCGAAAAGTAAAGAAGCTGAAGGCATGGCGTTTTGGTTTAATGGCATACCGCTCACATTAAAAA